AGAAACACTAACAACATGGACAGCAGCAGCTACTAATACAGCTGGTGATTTACAAATACCAACAGGCGGCAGAGTATTACATGCTGCTAAATGGCAAACAGATATTATTATCTTTACCGATACAGGTATTGCTAGAATGTACTATACAGGTTCTCCTTTTATCTATGGTATCCAGGATGCAGGAACAAACTGTAAAGCTGTAAGTCCTAGAACAGTTGTAACAGCTGGAGCTTTTTTAACTTGGATGGGTGAAAACTCATTCTTTATATTTGATGGTACAGTTAAAGAAATATCATGCGATGTGCATGACTATATATATGACAATCTAAATACAACCTACAGAAAGTCATCGTGCGGTGGACATAACTCTAACTACAATGAAATGTGGTTTTTCTTTGCCTCTGGTGATTCACAAATACCAAACAAATATGTTATATGGAATTATGTTGAAAATGTATGGAGTATAGGAACTTTAGATAGAAGTTGTTGGTTAGATCAAGGCGTATTTGATTTTCCAATAGCTTGCGATAGTTCTGGATTTATATATCAACACGATAGCACCACATTAAATAACTCTGAAAATTTAGGTAACTCCGTACCTTTTTGTGAGAGTGGCCCAATAGAAATAGGCAATGGTGATAACTATGTGCAATGTAATCAGATTATTCCAGATGAAGAAGCAGCTGCATTACCAGGAGTAAGTTTAAGTTTTAAAGGAAAGTTTACACCACTAGGAGCAGAAACAGACTTTGGTACATTTACTTTTAATAGTGATGGTTACACAGACGCAAGATTTACAGCAAGACAAGTTAAAATGAAAATTACAGGTGATACTGACCAAACATTTCAGGTTGGTAAGATACGATTAAACGTAAGAAAAAGAGGGCGTAGGTAATGGCAAGACGAGCCTTAACAAGACCAGGCCCCGTATTTAATACTGAATATCAAAACTACTTGGTATCAGAAATAGAATATAGAGATGGCTTAACCTTTAAAAAGGGAGAGCGTATTGAAGCAAATGGCCCAGATCAAACTGAGCTAGTATTAATAAGTCCAAATGGAACAAAATATAAAGTCGAAGTTGACGATAGTGGAAACCTTTCAGCAACAGCAACAGTCTAAAGAAGACTGGGAAATAGAGTTTGATAGGTTAGAGCATCATATTAAACGTGCATTACAGCACCAAGATAGGTATAATCTAAGTGATATTAAAGAAAAAATAGGCCAAGGAATATTTCATATTTGGCCAGGAAAAGATGCTTTTTACATATCTAGTTTTGGCGAGTTTCCAAAATATAAAGTTTTAAATTTATTTTTGTGTGCTGGAAATTACCAAGAATTAGAAAAAATGTTACCAAGTATTGAAAAATTTGCAAAACATTGTGAATGTAAATATCTTTATGGCGGTGGTCGTAAGGGATGGATAAGAAAATTAAAGCATCTTGGTTTTGAACAAGAATATATAATAAAAAAGGAATTATAATTATGGGATGGGAAACAATAGCAGCAGGAGTAGGTGGAGCATTACTTGGTGGCGGTGGCGGTAGCAGTAATCAAACTGTAACAAATTCTATTGACCCACAATCACAAGCAAGATTTCAAGACTTATATCAAAGAGGACAACAGCTTTATGATACACCATTTCAACCATTTACAGGAGAAGGTGTTGCTGGTTTCACTCCAGACCAGTTAGCAGCACAAGGTCAAGTTAAAAACATGCTTGACCAATCATTAAGATTTGACCCTAGAAATCAATTAAATGAACTAGCAGGACAAGGCCCTCAATCTGTAAATGTTAAATCTTTATTAGATGGAGATATAGGTGCATATCAAAATCCATTTAGACAACAAGTTATAGACAACACACTTAGCGATCTTGATAGGGCAAGACAAATGCAAATACAAAGCGACCAAGATGCAGCAATAGGACAAGGTGCGTTTGGTGGTTCACGTTCAGCAATATTAGAATCAGAAACCAATAGAAACTTTTTTGACAGAGCTGGTGACATAACCTCAAAGTTAAATAAACAAGAGTTTGATAGTGCAATGAATTTAATGGGTCAAGATATTAACAGACAGTTTGATGCTGATAGATTTAATTCTAATCTTGGTATGCAGAATAGAAACTTTCAGTCTAATCTATTAAATAATCAATTAGCAGACCAATATAGATCACTTGGTTTATTCTCTAATGTTGGGAATCAACAACAGAATTTAAACCAAGCACAAAATCAATTTGATTATGGCGAGTTCCTAAGAGGTTATGACGATCCATTTAAAAGGTTTGGTGTTTTATCGGGTGCTGTTTCTGGGCTACCAGTACAATCATCTCAAACATCAAGCTATAGCCCTGGTTTTGGACAAACTGTAACAGGATTATTAGGCGGTGCTTTAACAGGTGGTGCGTTTAGTGATGGTGGTGCTTTAGCGGGTTTTTTTAATTAGGAGTTAATAAATATTATGCAAAAACCATTATCTTTTTATCAACCAACGATGCAAATACCAGATACTACTTCTGGTTTTGATATTAATAATCTTGGCAATCTTAATGATCCATTTGGTATGCTACAAAATTCACAGATACAACCAGATATGAGTTTTTTACAATCGCCAAACTTTAACCCCAATCCTGTTGCAAAAAAACCAAGCAACAATTTAAAACAACAACAGTTGGGTAATATGCTTTTAGCTTTATCTGATATTTATGGTGGTAGAAATCCCAATCCTGGCATGATGCAAAGAAGCCAAATGATGAGAGAACAAAAAGAAAGAGCAGAGAGACAGGCTAAACAAGAGCAATTCATGTCAATACCAAAACAGGTATCAAGAAGCAGTTATGACAATAATCAGGAATATTATCGAGCAATTGGCCAAAAATATATTGATGAAGGTTATTTAGACCAAGGATTAAAGTTTTTAGAAATTGGCAAACCTACAACACCCAAAGACTTTACCAGTACAATATTAAGTCAAAGAGATAAGGTTGAAAAACAATATAGTCCCGTAAAAGACAATGTGTTAAATTTTCAAAAATTAGATACTGCACTAAATTCTGATTCTGGAACAGGTGCTTATACTGCTTTGGTGTTTTATCTAAAGAATTTAGATGGCTCTGTTGTTAAATCTGAAGAGGTTAATACATTCCAAGAAATGCAGGGATTCTTAAAAAACATAGAACAGAAGTATGAAAAAACAAAAGGAGAGGGGATGACTGATGAGGTAAAGGCACAGTTGCGTAATATCTCTGCCCAGGCTACCGCATTAACTGTTAAAGGATATAATGATTATCTTGCAGGATCAAAAAATACATACAATGCTTTAGGTTTAAATCCAAATTTAATTTATGATGGTTATTTAATAGACACATCAGGTATAAATCTTGGACAAGTAGATCCTTCTTATTTTGAAGAAGAAATTCAGTTTACGGAAAAGAAATAAATATGTCTAAAACTGTTGAAACAAAATATGGTGATTTGCAAGTACCTGATAACTTTTTTGAACTAGAAAAAAAAGAACAACAAGACATATTAAAAAAAGCTATATTAATAAAAAATAAAAATGTCGCACCTATGTCAAACCTTAAATATGCCCAAGGTTTAGTAGATCAAGGTATACAGGGTTTAACCATAGGCTCTTCAGATGAGATTGGTGGAGCTTTTTCTGAATTAGTAAATTTACCAAAAACAATTTTTACAGACCAAGAATTTGGAGACTCTTTTAAAAGAAGAATTGATAAAAAACAAAAAGATTACAAAGAGTTTCAAAGTCAATATCCAGGAGCAGCACTTACAGCTAATATTGTTGGTTCAGCAGCACCAATCGCAGCTTCAGCTTTACTAGCACCTTTTACTGGCGGCACATCAGTAGGAGCAACTACCGCAGCCACAAGTGCAAGGCTAGTTCCTCTTGCGGCAAAAACAAAAAATGTATTAGACAGCTCTAGGCTATTAGCTGGTGGTATAACAAAGCCAGGCTCAACATTAGGACAAAAAACTTACGAAGGTTTTAAAATGGGCGGTGTTCAAGGATTGTTTGCTGGAGCTGCTTATAATGAGTCTGACTCAGATACTCTACTTGGAACAGTAAAAGACAAAGCAAAAGATTCCATTGTTGGTGGTGCAGTCGGAGCTACAATAGGTACAGCAATTCCACCTCTTTTAGCTGGTGGTAAAAAAGTAATATACGATCCCATTACAAAAACTTATAAAAAATTAACATCTAGCTCACCTATCTTTACAAAAGAAGAGCTTGTGGCAGTTAAAGATATTGGTAATGCTTTTTCAAGAGATGAAATAGATGCAAACACAGTAATTCAACAAATACAAAAAAATATTTCAGCAGATAAACTAGAGGGAATTACTCCAGTAGAAATATTGGCTGACTATGGTGGAGATGCTGTAAGAAGAAAGTTAAGAGGATTAAATATTGTTACTCCAGGCTCAAGAATTTCAGATACCTTAACAGAAAGAGGCTCTGGTAGCGTAGAGGGTAAAGCTACAGATATGATTGAGGGTAATACTTCTAACATACAATCAACTAGAGTTGCAAAGTCTATAGAGGGAGCTTCTGATAGAACGATTGAAACTAAAGGCATAAATCTTCAAGATGAAATTAAAGAAATTGAAGAAGCTGCACAAAGAAATTTACGCCCTTTATATGATGGTGCATATGATAAAAATATAGCAGTTGATAATTTAGAACTATATAAATATTTAGATCAACCAATTTTACAAAAAGCATATAAAGACGCTAAAGCAGAGTTTTTAGAAAAACTTAGTGCAGAGAAAAGAAGCCCTATAGATATACCAGATTTTAAAAATTTATTTGTAAAAGAAGATGGAAAAATAGTTGGGGTAACAAAAAACTTACCCTTAGAATTTTTAGATTTAATTAAAAGAGCCGCTGACAACAAAACTTTTAATCTAAAAACTTCTGGCGTTGGTTCAGAAAAAATAACCAATCCCGTTGCAAAAAATAGACAAAAAATAGCTAATAATTTTAGAGATTTATTAAAAGAGTCTGTTGATGGAAATGAGTATGTTGCTGCTTTAAACAATGCTTCAGATAGATTTGCTTTAATTGAGGCATATGAATTAGCTCCAAAATTACAAAAAAAATCAGTTAAGTCTAAGTTTTTTAAAACTGCATTTGAAAAACTTAAAAATGAATCTGAAAGAGATGCTTTTAGACTTGGTGTATTTAAAGAACTTACAGATGAAATAAATAAGTTTGGAGATAATATAGATTTAGCAAAAAAATTATTAGACTCACCTAATGTAAGAAACAAAATAGATATATTATTTGTTGGAAATGACGATGCTAAAGAAGTTTTTTTAAGAAGATTAATAAGAGAAAGTAAAATTACCAAAACAGCACAGACGGTTCTTGGGGGATCAAATACAGCTGAGAAAGCTGCTGATGCTGGAAGGCTTACAGCTTTTACAGATTTTATTGTTGGTTTAAGAGACCCAGGAAGTTCTGCTGGTTTGAGAGGTCAAGAGGCTACAGTTAGCAGAGTAAGAGATGCAATTTTTGACCCAGAAGGAAAACAGAGAAATGCTTTGTTAGATGTGTTTTTAAGTCAAAACCCTAATAGGCAGCAACAAATATTTCAAGCAATGACTCAAGCTCAAAGAGATGAATATATAAATAATTTATTACAAAACACAGCTAATAGAAGTGCTATAAGATCATCCGTGCCACAAGGAACAGAATTGTTAAATGACCTTTTAAATTAACATGACATATCATGCCACGCGAGACGGAGCGAATAGGTAGGAGTGGTGAATATTTAGCCTGCTCAGTTCTAGCGAGAGAATCAGACACCGTTACAATAATGCCTCATACATCCCATGCCGATGTGATCTTTGAGTGGAAACATAAACTATATAGATGCCAAGTTAAAACAGTTACACATATAGAAAAGACAAAAAAGAACTGGCGGTTTGATATTCGTAAAGGCATTACCACCACAGGAAGACATTATAAAAAAAATCAAATAGATATAATCGCAATGGTTAATCTTAAATACCAGACTGTATGCTTCAGAGCCTTTTCTGATTGTCAAACAACACAAATCACGATAAAGGACGAAATTATGAAATCAATCAATTCTATTGAAAGTTTAAAAGAAGCTATGGAGTCGATTGTTTTGGCGACTGATAGTCGACAAGGCAAAAATGAGTCGACTTCTGGTGCTGAAAAAACTGCAATAAATGGCTGATTTCTGCTCTTTGACCCCTTCGTCTATCGGTTAGGACACCTGGTTTTCATTCTTAAATATTATCCATCACACAGTTTCTCGACTCTACATTATTTCCCTAAAAACCCTTGTTTTCTTTACAAGATTCGATTTATAATCTACTTAATAGGTAATTAAAATACACGTCATTTCGACATCAGCTGTCGACTATATGGCGACTCTGCTTGGAGGTACGAGTTATGGCTAGATATAAAAGAGATACAAAGGTAAACAATTTATTAATCACAGAAAAAACTTATAGAGTCTTCTATCGCATCAATGGAAGGAAGAGAGAACTAACTCTTGGTAGTAGAGACATACCAATCAATGTAGCAAGAAACAAAGCACAACAAATACTTGGTGAAGTTGCACAAGGTATTGATCCATTAAATACCAGAGGCGGAGAAACTTTAAATCAAGCGTTTGAATATTACATTGATAAGTTAATACAAAATAAAAGAAGAGTTGCTATGCCTAACAAGAATGGTAAGCCTGGTGAGTATGTAAGAATGTGGGATAAAGATGTTAAGAATGATTTAGGTAAAAGAATTCTAACAGATATAACCAGGGGTGATATTACAAGATTACATTTAGAAATATCCAAAAGAGGTTCTTATGCTGCTAACAGAGTTGTCCAAATGATATCTGGTTGTTATAACCATGCGATAGCATTATCACTGGTAGAAATAAACCCTTGTAAAATTAAACTAAACAAAGAACTTATTAGTGAGAATGAAATATCAGACAAAGAGTTTGCTGAATTACAAAGACAAATAAACATCAAGAGACAAACTGTTCGACCTAACTTTGTTAGCTCTTTAGATTACATAGAACTTTGTATGCACTCTGGCGGTAGATGTAAGAGTGAGATAGGCAGTGCCAAATGGTCTGATTTAAAAGATAACAAGATAGTTCTAAGCGAACATAAGACCGACCATGAAACTAATGAAGATAGAGTCATCTATCTAAGCAATCAAGCTATGATGGTTATTAATAAGCTAGAGAGAAAGGGAGAATACATCTTAGATGTAGATTACCCTGTAAAGATGTGGAAACAACTAGCTAAAAAGATTGGTAGACCAGAACTAAGGTTGCATGATCTAAGACATAACTTTTGTACTATGGCTGGTGAGATTATGGAACTACCAGAACTAATGAAACTATCTGGTCATAAGAGTATGTCTGCTGTTTTACGTTATCGTAAAGTAAGAGAGCCAAGAGCAATCAAAGAAATGCAAAACGTAGGCGACTATATGACCAAGATAATGATGTCTAATTAATCTAAAGGATTACCTTCTGGGTCAACACCATAGACCATTTCTAATTCTAGTTCGATATAGTGAATAGCTTTTCGTAAGTCTTTCACTCTATCTTCTTTCTCTCTAGTCACATACTTAACTACATTGGTTAAGTTAGGCGTTAGTCCATTGCTGTATGCATACTCTAAAGGTTGAATACCTTTATCTTTATAATGGCTTCCACCAATTTGTTTTTGTGTTGCTTTCATTCTAGCTCTGTCCCACTCTCCAGGAGTTACGTTATCTATACTCATTTATTCCTCCAAATTAATGATTAAATTTTATTGATAATTTTTCTGTAATTTATTTCTGAAGTTTAAATCTCAATAATATTTCTATTATTTTTGTTCAGTTACTTGCTTTATTAAAATTACTTCGAGTAGAATAACATAATCCACACAGTAATAGGTAAACAACATGGAAGAAAAAATATTTTTAAATCAAAACGAACTTGCTGAACGATGGGGAATGTCTCCAAGAACACTAGAGAACTGGCGTTCACATGGCAAAGGCCCATCTTATGTAAAGCTAGGCGGTCAAGTTAGATACAAGTTTGAAGAAATCATAAAGCTAGAAGAAACATCACAAGTCGGAGAGTAGTTTGGTCAACGCACGAAACAAAGGTCGCAGAGGCGAGCGAGAAGTTATTGATGAAATTAAAGAACTTCTAGGTATTCAATTAGAAGTTAATTACTCACAAACATTCGGTGGTGGCCACGACCTACTAGGCTTAGATGGTTTTGCCATCGAAGTTAAAAGAAGAAAAGTCATAACACCAGGAGACTTAAAAAACTTCTGGGAACAAACAACCACACAAGCAAGGAAGGTAAGACTCTTACCATGCTTATGGTTTAGAGCTGATAGATCAGACTGGCGTGTGATGATTGCCAACACATACGCACTTAAAAATAATTTATTTGAAATGGAAGATTTCAATGTTGCAATGAATATTTCTACAGAACTATTTGCATCATTAATAAGAGAGGAGTACGGACTTGTCACACGCGATATTGTCACCCAGTAGTATTAGTAGAATTATTAGATGTCCAGCTAGTGCAAAGATAAAT